TTACCCGACCTGCACGTTTTTTGACTGTGTTTCCTCCGATTCAACATACCGCTTGGTGCCTTTGAGCATGGCCTCCATGATCGCATCCTTATACCCCGCCAGATCCAAAGGCGAGGTCAGAAGTTCCACATCTTCTTCGGTCAGCAGCGGCTTTTTCTCCTGATTCATCCGGTTGTCAATCAGGATGCCCTGGTTGGCCAGCAGTGTTATCAGCCACACGATCTCATCCAGTGCCATCTCAAAATTCTCTGATTTCATCAGCTTGCCGCCAAGGTTCTCAAGTCCGCCATAGCGCTTGGCTATTTCCTTCGTGGCTCTGGTAGTAAGGATAAGGCGGTATTGTTCACCGCCTATCGTTATCAAACTGCTTCTATCGTTATCCATACCTTATTCCTCCTGTTGTACTGGAGCTGCGAAGGTCGGTTCATAAACTTGTGAAAACCAGCTGGTAATCGTAGCTGTCAGAACGCCGGTATCATCATCGCTGACCTCGGCTTTCCATGGATGTTTCCCCTGACCGTCCAGTTTGTTCCTTCTCATGACTGTTCCTTCGATGGTCGGGGTCTGGAAGGTAATGTTGTCACCCTTTGTTTGCAGATTCGTTGCCGGGATTCCAAACTTAACCCTAAACAGCCAGAAGTACCTGTACTTCCCGTTAGCCTTCTTGGCTCTGAAACCAATTGCAACAGGTGTACCGCCATCTTCGCCGGTAGAAATGAGCACACCGTTGTTGTCAATGGTAGCTCCCGTTAAATCCTGTGCTGCTGTTACTCCAATATCATCTACGCCAAGGGACAGCTTTCCGCTTTTGAACTCCTTCACTACCTCGGCTGCGCCATCATCCGCATAAAGCACAGCCTCCGCGAGTTCTACGGAAAGGTCAGCTTTGATTGCCTTTGCCAGGGATACCGGTGTGGCATAAGTCTCCTCACCGTTTTGTCCTTCTGTGATTTTTGAATAGTATAGTTTGTCAAGGCCGATTGTTGCCATTCATTCATCCTCCTCTACTGGATATTCCTTTGCCACATCAATGGCATAATGATGAAAGCCGGTATCATCTTCATGACCGAGGTACCGGCGATCCGAAATAACAAAATCAGCTTGTAGGAGTAATCTTACAAGCTGACTCTTACGGTTGATATAGTTGTTTTTACTGAAAAGTGAGAGCCTTAACTCCTGAACCTCAAACCCTGGCCTGTTGTCTCCGAACACTTCAAAGGTGTCATTAAGGGGAGTCAGCACCAGGTATTCATCGGGTGGCTTTCCCTTGAAAACTCCTGTCTCCAGGGGTATCCCCGTAGGTTCTATGAGTGTATTGACTTCGCTTAATATGTTCATAGGCTCTCAATCTCGCTTTCCAGTTTCTCGGTCATAGCTTTTATGCAGTCATTCTTTGATTTTAACTTTGCAGGCTTTAAGAATGGCTTGGGTGGTTGTCCGCTTTTCCCATACTCAATGATGTTCGCAATCTTGGCATTGCTGTTTCCGTTGCTTCGAGGTTCAGAGAAACCAATCTTCACGTTGAAGTTGCCATCCTTATCCTGCTTTGCCGGAGAGATACCCAGAGCAGATTCAAGCTCTCCGGTTGACCGGCCTTTATACCTCGTTCCCTTGCCGATAACTGACGACAGGTTGTTTTTTACCTTCCTGAAGACCACATCTGCACCGGCCTCCAGTACCCTGGGAAGGATCGCATCCGTTTTCTCTGCCAGAGTGGATACCCTCTTCAAGAACTCCTCCGGAAGCTTAAAGGCTACCTTAGCCACTTGGAACCACCTTCTCACACAAGACCTCAATGTACATCTGGCGATCTTTTACGTCCTCAACCGAAACAATGTTGTACCTTCCCGAATCGCAACTAATCACCATGTCAGTTTTGATCTGTACACCTGGAACTTTACGGAAACGGAAAAGAGCAGATGCTGTTGAGAAGCTGGCCCGGTTCTTCCAGGCTTCATTCCCGTGGCGCTCTTCTTTATATGCTCGTACAGAAGAAACAATGGTGTCCCCTTGGTTTACAAATCCCTCTGCATCTTTTTGGGGTTCTGTGGATATCAGTTTTATAAAAGTATTCATTTTACCATAGCTCATTTAATACAACTCCATTTCAATTTTTCTATTTGGTTGACATGTTGTAATTTTGTTGATACATTAATCCCAAAATAGGGAGGTGTTAAAATGAATAGATTCTATGCTGTGGAAGCTGTTAGAAAAAGGTCAAAACGTTCTTGGGTAAATTATAAAAACGCAGCACTTAAGGAATTAGGATTACCATACCATTTTGGGACACCAAAAGTCGAAAGTTGTTCAACATCTTATTTAAAAACAGCGATGAGTGAGTCGGGATTAAGTGCCGCAGACATACTATATGAAATAGAATCTCGAGACCTTGCCTAACAGTTTACACCTTCCATTCCCGGTCAAGCCTGAGCAGGAGGTTAACCGTATTCCATACCTGCTGACCTGCCTGTACATTATCCGAAAAAAAGCCGCCGGTGCTGCCGTCCCGGCTTTCATAGAAATGGGACGACAGCATGATGACGGCTTGTTCTGTAGTCGGCGGCATGGGGTGATCAGCATAATAGTTCTCAGGCAGATGTTGATAGCTCTCAGCATATTTGACAGCGGCGGTGATGTACAACTGTAAAAGCGCATCATCTTCTGTGTGTTCAAGTATGAGGTTTACTTTGACTTTTTCAAACAACGTCATGTCATCAACCTTCTTCTGGTTTAGCAATTACAACTGAGAAGCTCTCTTCGGGATAACCGGAAGCCCACAGTGTGAACTGCTTTGGTGTATTGATGATTTCATCGCATTTCAGCCACATGATGATATCCCCTGCAGAACAACCGAATGCTGTCGCATCTGTGGCATCTTCTGCAGTAAGCTGAGAACCGTTGTACTTGACCGCCGTAATATCCGGCAGACCTGTGGTGATAAACATGCAAATCCACTTGTGTATACCCTGGGCCTGGCTGGCACTGGAGAAAGCCGTCAGCTGGTCAATATCTACGGTCACAGTAATGACATCCTCGTCAATTTCTGTAGAAGACACCTTGTCTTGGTTAACGATCAAATCATCGCCGATTGGAGTCGGGACTTTTCCGACCGTCACATTCCAGGTATCCCGTATCATAATTCCTGCATCTTTCAGCTTGAGTAGCAGTGTGTTGAAATCCTCCTTTAGCCCGGCAACGGTAGTAGCTGTACTGGCGGCTTGATTGGATGCAGTAGGAAGCCCCGTCACCGAGGCTCCCTCCTTGATCTCCAATGTTCCGCCAATGACAGTTTTCTCTCCGCCCTGTTCGGTATAGTTCTTTGCGTTATAGCTCATACCGCACCTCCATTACGCCTTCTGCTGGAGAACCTTAATCGCCTCCGGCAGAATCAGCTTTCCATCCACACGCTGGGTTGCCATGAAGCCTACCTGCCCGGTAGTGGCGAACAGCTCGTTCAGGCGCTTGAAGGATCTGCCCTGGCGGTCGGCAATCCAGTAGTACCCGAAATCACCGAAAGCAATGGTCTTTGCCCCGGCTGCAATTGCAGGCACATATGACGAGGTGTGAACGGGACGGTTCAAGATGGTATCCGGGGTGCCTGCTGTCAGCGAAGGCTGCCACAGATACTGGCCTTGTCCATCTTTAAGCTTGCGGATCGCCTTCACGGTGGCATCGTTGGTAATAAACACAGCCTTCCTACGATACGGAGACTTCAGCGAATAGAACAGGTCTATGACCTCGTCCACGGTGATTGCTGTTGCTCCGGCTGCGGTCACACCAACCTGCGCTCCACCAGTAGCTGCGAAGATACCGGTAGGCTTTCCACTTCCATCGCCCACGAAGAAGGCTTCTTCCTCCTTGGAACCCATTCGTCTGGCAAACTCTGTAGCGATGTAGCTTTCCAGGTTGAACACATTGTCATTGAGCAATTCATCGGACACCTTTATGAAAGTACCGAGCTTATGTGCTCCAATGGAAGTCTGGCTGAAGGCCTCGTCGCTTTCGGGATAAAGTTCTTCCTCATCGAGCCAGCTTGCAGAACCATGGGTAGTTACCACAGGGATCTTCCTGTCACCGGAGCTGGTTTTGATGATCTTTGCAAGGCTTCGGAAGATATTTTCTTCCTCAAGGGCCTGTATCAGGGTATGCTCAAACTCATCTGGGACGAGATATCCGCCCTCGCTGTCGGTGCCCACCTGCAGAGCATTAACCACATCGTAATGGGGGTTCTTGGAGCGCATGACGTTCCAGAAAGCATTTCTGTATTCGTCCGAAGCTCTACCGGTCTTGCCCTTGTCGGACCCATCATTCGGGAGATTGGTGATCGGTTTGCTGGTGGGTTTGGAGAGTTCAGCATCAATGGCAGCCTGGCGTTCCAGCCTGTCGATCTCCTTGCCCAATGCCACAACGTCGGCTTCCATCTTTTCATAGGTTTCGGTGTCCTCTGCTGACAGTAGACCGTTACTCCCACGTTTGCTGTCAAGGTAGGCTTTAGCTGCCTCCCATGCCTTTGCGCGTTTCTCAATCAGTTCTAAAATCAAATTCATACTTCAAATTCCTCCTTATGGCTTCAATAAAAAAAGCCGCTTTTCAAGCGACTCTACCGAGGTTCCTTTTGGTCTATTTGGTAGTTTCTTTAGTATCGAGTTGGTTACCGCCTGCCGGCTGAAAATCATGCCAGCCGATATCTCAAGGCCGGGAGGCGATCCCTCCTGCTGAAACATGATGGCATCAGCAAACCCAAGCTCTACAGCCTTCTTTGCGTTCATCCAACTTTCAGCATCCATCAGATGGGACAATTTTGTTCTGGGCAAGCCTGTTTTCAGCTCATAGGCGTTTATGATGGATTCCTTCACCTCATCAAGCATGGCAATGGCCTTCTCCATCTCGCCCGTATCACCGATGGCAATTGTCATCGGGTTATGGATCATCATCATGCTGACCGGTGACATTAATACTTCTCCGCCTGCCATGGCAATGACGGATGCTGCACTGGCAGCTATCCCGTCAATCTTGACAGTTATTTTGCCTTTGTAATCCATCAGCATGTTGTATATCTGACTGGCTGCAAAGACATCTCCGCCGGGGCTGTTTATCCAGATCGTTATATCTCCCTGGCCGCTCATCAGTTCAGCTTTGAATTGTTTTGGTGTTATCTCATCGCCCAGCCAGGTCTCTTCAGCGATGGCCCCATCCAGGTACAGGGTGCGGGTTTCATCCTCGTTCTTCACCCAGTTCCAGAATCTTCTGTTCAAGGTTAACAACCTCCTTCGTTTTATTTTTTTCTTGACATAGGAAATTAATCGTGCTAGAATGCATGTATTGGTGCATTACACCTTCACCTACACCTACACAGGCATTCTATTTTGGTAGGAGAAACTCTATGGAACTAAGGGTAAAACTTACTTTAACTGAGTTCAAAGATCTCGAGAAACGTGCTAAAGGAGCGAACGCCCCCTCTGTCCCCGCCTTTGCTCGTAGCTTGCTATTTCCTGAGCACGATTATCCCTCTAAATGGCAAGAAGTAACAACTTACATTAATTCTCTATCATCAGGAGCTACTTTTTATGTTCGCGATGCCTTGCCAAACACACCACCTCTCATAGGCAGATGGGTTTATGAACGCCAACAGGAACTTGGTATTGAACTCAGCAGCAAGGACCGTAAAGGAACAAACATTTGGAGGAAGAAATAGCGTGCGCTTTTGCACGCTTCTTCTTTATAACAGAAAAAATAGTTCTCGTTATAGATCAGTTTTTTCTGCAAATGCTCCCGCATCCTGGAGCTTGGTCATGTTACCGTTAATGAGATACAAGTCTCCACCCAGCTCCGCAGGGATTCGGTTCATGTTCTCAAGTTCACGGATATCATTTGTTGACATCCAACCGTTCTGTCTTGCTGTTGCATACCCGTTCATCCGGCTGGCATAATCTCCTCGCAACAGCCCGTCCACATTGAACTTGACAAAATATCTTTTCTTTTCCGCAGGCAGCAAAAGAGCTTTTTGAATCGCTTGCTCCCAGCGCACTACCCAGGGATCAAGCGTATACTTCACAAATTCCAGTGACTGTTGTTCTATGTTTGAAAAACTGGATTTCTCAAGGTCCCCGATCATATGTGGAGGTATCCTGAAAATACGTGCTATCTCATTGATTTGGAACTTTCTTGTCTCCAGAAACTGTGCCTGCTCCGGAGGGATACCGATAGACTGAAACTTCATCCCCTCTTCCAAGACAGCAATTCGGTGTGCGTTACCGCTACCCTGGTAGACTGCGTTCCAGCTATCACGCACTTTCTTCGGATCCTTCAGCACACCTGGATGCTCCAGAACACCGCCAGGGTTTGCGCCATTGGCAAAGAAAGATGCACCGTATTCCTCACAGGCAATTGCTATGCCGATGGCATTCTTGGCCATAGCTATGGGAGAGTATCCGATCAATCCATCAAAGCCGAGGCCTGGGATATGCAGGACTTCATAATCGTGCAGATACACATACCCTGCTTCCGGGTTAATCCTGTTCTCTGCATTATCTCTGCGATAGGCATAAACCAGTTCACCGGTTGTTGTCCTGCTCACTTCCATCTTGTTTGGCAACAAAGGGTAAAGAGCCAGCACTCTGCCAGAGCCATCCCGGATGATTTGAGCGTAGGCATTTCCCCATAATAAAAGATGACTCATCAGTGTTTCTCTGAACACGAATGAAGTCATCTCCATGTTTGGCTCGTCATGAAGCAGGTAGTATATCGGGTGGCGGATATCCTTTTCCTTACCACCGTCATCCCGGTATCGGTACACATGCAATGGAAGTCCGGCGATTGCTTCCGCCAGTATCCGTACACATGAGTAAACCGCTGTGGTTTGCATGGCGGTTCGTTCATTTACTGCTTTTCCGCTGGTTGTACTACCGAACAGAAAGCTACATGAGCTATCAAACAGGTTGTTCTTCGGACTTGCACGCGGTTGAAAAATTCTTGATAGAATGGGGATCTTCATTGTTCACCTCCAAAAAGTATATAAAAAAAGCACCCGCTTTAGCAGATGCTTTCTCAATTAATACCATGCTTCTTTTACATACTCTATTTTCTTCTTTATCATTTCAAGTTTGAAACACTATTATATATATCTCCTCCTTGGATTGTTATAACAACTACTGGATTTGCTATTTTTTCTCCATCTTCAAGTGTCGCACCATTGGCAACGATAATAACAACTGCCTTTTTTAAGTCATGTATTGGAGATATCAACATATCCACACTCTCATATGGTTGTTTTATATATCCGCCACGTTCTGAACACCAGTTTTCATAAAAGTTAAAAGCATCTTCGACTGTAGAAGTTGTTTCAAACGAAACAGTCAT